CTTAAAATCTCGTTTTTTTGGATCTTTAACATAACTGGATAAATGATGACAGTCTAATGTGTCACCATTCAGCAACAACGCATCAACTTTTTCTTTTTTTAAGTAAGTTAATGCTGCTGTAAGTGAATCAATGTTGTGAAATGGTAAATGAACGTCTGATAAAATACCAACTTTTTTAAATCCTTTTATTGTGAATGGTTCGTAATGATCCTCATCAGATGCAGGCAAACTATACGGATTGTAAGGTCGCGCCTCTTCTATAAACATGCTTTTGTCAGCTACCTTGTCTTTATGTTTTCTACCGCTTTTGCCTTCAATATATCTTAATGATGTCCTTGCATCTTCAACTGTGGTAAATTCCAAAACATTTTCAGCATACATGATCCGCGCCAATTTTAATGTCGGCATGTCAATATGTTTTTTCCTGTATTCCCTTGCGATGTCAGCTTTTTTCATCAGGTGATTTTTTTTGGCTTCCAAAATAGTACGAAAATATCATTAATGTTAATGTTTTGATCAGCTCAAACAATTGATTGTTTTGCTCGTCACTCATCAACTTAATTTTGAATGCAATTACTTTGTCAACAATAAACACTCCCACCAGTGATGCAAATACCAATAAAATAAATCGCACCAATACATCCTGTGTATGATTGGTAAATAATTTATTTACATAATAGACACAAAAAATAATAAATGCGAGCGCGGAAAAAACGCCCAACATCATTACAAATACATTTGGATAACTAAACATAATATTGAAAGAGGCCTGCAATCTGTTCTCATGGTAAGATTACAGGCACGTTGTTACTTTACACACTCGTAAAACCTTTGGCCGTATAACGCAATTAAATCGGCCTTATCTGTGCCATTTATAATTTTGCGAGCATTTATCCAATCCTCACGTTCCGCATTAAAATATCGCGCCAAATTAACCCCTGTGAAATATCCTTTGGTCATTCCTGCAAACATTATTTTGATTGATGTTTTCATGTCTAATGCCAACGCAGGATTGTTCAATAAATCAACACCTAATATTTTTCCGAATTTCTCGTAATTCTCAAACCATGTCAGCTGAACATGACCACGCCCATAATAAATGTGATCCGGTGTTTCGTATGGCGTTTTGTTCTGCTTCATTTTGCCACCGTATGCCCTGCCTTGCCCTTTGCCTTTCTCTTCAACTGGCGTCATTTCTTTTGCCGTTTCATGATATGCCGTTGCGAGCATATAGGCCAACCATCTTTTATCCAAATATAATTCCGGCCTCGATTCCCACTCATCCAAAATTGCGTTCATACCTTCAACATGTTGCGTCAATGTTTTTTGATACAACTGATTTGAAGTTAACCGGTTAAAAAATGCAATTCTGTTAATCATAATCTAATTAAAAATCCAACTTTTAAATATTTGCTGTCATTCAAAAATCCTGCACCCAAATTAAACAAATTATTTGAATTTTTATATTTGAATCCTAAATTTATTCCGTAATATTTAATTGGTAGCGTTGTTTCTGCTCCGATAAAATACTGATTGCGTGGTTTTGCCTGTACAATTGTGTTGATTTTTTCCATTTCATTTGTTTGTATCAACTGGAATGAATACGACCTGTTCAATATTTTTCCATCAACTGAATCCGTTACAACTGCAAACCCTAACGGATTAAATCTCAATGTGTCCTCGTACAATGTTGTCACTGATTCGCATGGCTTGACAATTGTGTCAAATTTGTTGTATGCAATTTCGGTTGTATCGTGTACGATTACTTTGTATGCCTTCGGAACGTATGTTGTGAATGATTCGCCTTTAATTGTGTCATGCTTAAAAATAGTAATGGTATCACTACTAATCGGCATCACATCACATTTTTGATGACATGATTTGAATAATAGCAATACCAAAACAACGATGATCGCTAAATAAATTAATCTTTCACGCATATTATCTGCCTGTAACATCGTGATCCTTCGCCAACATACCCAATAATGAAACCGAAACAGCTGACAATGTCAACCCTGCAATGTGCAACCATTGATTGTCTGATGATGCTAAATAAGTACCAACCGCAGCGAAAATACCTGCTAATGTTGTTTTCCAATTTTTCATGTAATTAAATTTTTGATTCTAAATTCGTAATTCTTTCCTCATGATTTGAGGTTGTATGCTTCAATTGTTCAATGTCTTTTTTGTTTGCAACATCACTGATCATTATTGATCTAATTTCGCTGATTATTGTTTCCATTTTGTCATAAAAAATCTTTGCAATGTATGATACTAATGTAATCAAAATCATCAACAAAATATTACTCAACTGGCTCATCATTTCATTTTTTAATTTCTCAACTAAATTTTATTCAAATATAATCAAATTGTTTGTAAAATAGTCAAATTTAATGTTGTGGCAACATAATTGAAAATAATGTCATCACTTGCACCCCATTGTTGCACTATTGATGCAGGAATGTCAATACTCGCAACAATATATTCCTGTGCGGCCTCTGGATCACCTTCCATGCCGATTAATTTGTAAGTTACTTTTCCATTGCCATTGTCAAAATGATAATCAAAAAAGTTACTCAATGCCAAAATTGTTACTGTTTTTTCGCCTGATGCCGTCCAAATTTGTATCGGACTAATTACTCGTGTATTACTCATGTTTTTATTTTTTTAAAATTAATATAGCCAAATCCCAACAGATGCCGTATTTGTTGCTAATCCACTTGATGCTTGTGTTGATGGCAATGTTGTTTGTCCTGCAACCTGTCCGAAAAACTTTGCTGAATTGGTAAAATCAAAATTTGCGGATGTGGCGGTCACGTTACTTGGCGGAGCTGCTAATGCTGGAGCTGTTGTGGCTGCTGATGCACAATACAACAACGCTATGTAATAAATGCCGGCTGCAGCTGAATAAGTTGAACTAAATGCTTTTGATCCCATTGTTCCACTTGAAGCTGTTTGCCATATATTACCATCGTTTGTTGATGATGCAACCAATGTCATTGTACCGCCTGAATAAGTGTACAACCCAACACCATTGTAATTGTTTGCGGTATAACTCCCTATTGTATTTTGAAACCATTTAACGCCTGTAATCGTTTGCGCATTTGGCAAATAATATGCAAAAAATCTCACATTTTGATTAGTTAATGTTGCCGTTTGTGTTAACATTGCTGATCCTCTTGGAATTGATAAATTGAATCCCTTTATTGTACTACCCAACAATTGACATGCCTGCGTAAAATAGTCATCATTGTTGCTGTAATTTGGAATATTTAATGTGTTGGATGAAAATGTTGCAGCTCCGGTTGTTCCTGTCGTTGTTAATGTTATTGTATTTTGTTTGCTTGAAATGCCTGCATAAATGTTTGTGCGTGCTGTATCTGAACGATATTTTGTTTGATATGTTGCCGAATCTGATTTTTGTAAATACCCACTCAATGTTGTTGTGCGTGCGTACGGACTTAACATTGATGCTGTGTCACTGATATTTAATTTTAAATTTATTCTATTGCTCAATGTAGTTGTATCAGCTTTGCGCAGATATGGCAATAACATTGCTGCGCTGTCGCTTGTTTTTACAAATCTGTTGCCCATTGCTGTTGTTGGATTGACTGCATGCCATAATGAATCAACGCGACTGAATTGCAAAATTGTTGAATCAATTGGCACTGCTGCAATCTGCACATCACTCATTTCGTCAAGTTGAAATCCATTTCTTATTGCTATTTGTATTGTACCAAAATTTGGATGTGCTCTTGTTATTGTTCCGATAGCCACATAGTGATAAGGTGCTAATGGCTTTGTAGTTGTATAACCACCAGCAATTGTAGGACTTAAATATAAAGTTTGACCATCAGTATAACTTGATGTTGGCAAATTTAAGTTTGTAATTGTTCCGTTTTGAATAACCGTACCTTGTGAATTATTTGCAATATCTGTTTCAACTAATCCATAAGTATAGGCACTTGTTTCTTCTATATTTGCTTTTGCTAATGCAATTGATGGCAAATTGCTTGATTGAGCTCCATCAATATAAACAACTGAACCCTTTGTTATTGTTGCACCACTTTTATTATAAACTGTTGTTATTAATCGTGTAGCATTTGTAACTGTTGTAGTTGGTCTAATAATTATATCAGTTGTTGTGATACCCTTTACAACTCTAATTGTGCTATCATTTAATCCAGTAACACTATTAACCCATTTATTAGTAGTATCGGTTATATTTAATTTCAAATTTGTTTGATACAATGTTGATATTTTGGACGTATCAACTGACAATATATGCCCTGACTTTGTCAATCCGTAATTTGCAGCGTTCACATAATTTGTGAGCATGGTTGCGGTGTCCGTATATTTAACACGCAGATCAATACGGCTTGACAAAGATGTCGTGTCAATTGTTGTGCTGCTTGCTCTTACATTCGCCAATGTTGCAATTGTGTCATTTGTATTTGTTTGTATTGGAATATACAAATTGCGATTTGCTGTTTGTGTTGGAAATATCAATTGTTGTAAATATCCGTTGCTTTTTAAAATACTAATTTTGCCCGATTCGTAAATCGTATATTGACTGCTCGCCAAATCATGTATTTGTATGTGATTTTGATTTGGATCAATTTCTATGCTTGAAACTGATGGAGCATTTAATGTCATTGACGAATTTGCTGTATTGCCATTGTCCAAAACGCCCTGCAAATTGGGATTTGACAAACGGATGTCATTTAATGTTGCCAATGTATCTGTTTGTCCGTCCTGATATGGCAAATAAATATTGCCCTGTGCTGAATCGGTATAAATTAAATTTTGTTGCCTTCCTTTTGTTTGAAAAAATATTCGCGGATCATTTGTCAATAATTCAACGTATCTGTCCAGTGAATCTTTCATCCCTAAAAATGCCATCCCTCCATTGTTATTTGGCGAAATATAAAATTCATTTGCCGGATTGGTTGGACTTAACAAATCAATGTCATTATATGCAACATGCCCATTGGTCAACACGCTTTGCAAATCCTGCGCACCTCCGCCAATACTTAATTTTCTATAATTGCCTTTGTAACGAAAATACAAATTGCTATCGCCACGCATTAGTACCAAACATGCTGTGTCGTTTGCACCCTTCAATAGTGATGTATCAACAACTGGGATGCCGAATCCCTGTGCAAATCTTTGTTTGCCAAATACATTTGTCCAATTAACCTGCGCATTTGCTTTGAAACAAAAAAATATTAAAATTGTTACAATAATTTTTCTCATTATACTGTGATCATTTGTGTTACTAATATGTACAATTTTTCGCCGGTCATTAATGTATCGGTAAATGTAATTGTGCCGGTTGTTTTATTGTATGCAAAATCCGTTGTTGGCTGAACGTTGCGCTCAATCTGTAATATATCTTTTCCAATCAAATCGTTCAATTGCACTGTGTCTGAATCCGCTGTCATCTCATAATTTACTGCCGATACTTTTTGATACTGATTAACAACACCCGGATTGTATGGCGGTGTGTATGGAACGGATGCAGGCAATCCCGGTTTGCCTTCAACAATGTAATACGTTGAATTTGTCGATGTTGCTGCCGTTGCAAATATAACCCCTGACAATGTCGTTGCCTTATTTACAACCTGATCCACAACGAGTGCTGAATCCCACGTGAATTGATCCTGCGTTTTGACCTCTTGATTGATGTTTGCAACTCCGCTGTCCTGAATTAATTTGTACATGTAATCAAGTGATCCGTATGTGTTCAAACATACATCAAACAAACTTTGTCCGTTTATGCCGCTAAATGTACTCATATTTTTACTGCGTTTGGATCAATAAATAAATTGCCTGCGCTGTCCAATGTAATTACTGGAGCGTTAATTGTGTAACCGTCACTATTTAATTGAACGCGAATGCTTCTGTTCAATGCCTGCATTGATGCGCTGCTTTTCATGTATGACATCAATCCAACCCCATCAGATGGATTTTCCTTCCACCATCCCGGAAACGCATTAATTGTGTCAATGACGTGTTGTGTGTCACTTTCAACAATATACATGTCACCGCCTCTGAAATCAATGTCATTATCCAATAAAGCTATGTCGTAACTAATTGCCATGTAATACGTTTTTGTTTTCTATGTCTGCCTGTTGTGTTGGTGTCAATGTTCCACTAATTATTGATGTTGTTGGAGCTGTTGGTGATCCAACCGAAATAACAATGTGCGTGTGACTATTAAAATTAGTCAAAATATCATTAACTTTATTTTCCAAATTATTTAATTTTTCGGTTAAATCAATAACTTTAACCAATCCGCCTAACTCCGTACCCTTAAACGAAATCGTGTCAACATCACTGCACATTATTACATACGCATCTGTATATGTCGCAAACAATACTGCAACTGTGCTGCCAACAGTTGGATTCAACAACATTCCGTCACCAACTTGCGCCATCAATCTGCATGTCATGTCGGTATAATTGTCCATCTCAACAACGCATGTGCGAGCTGTCAAATCAACGCTGATCACTTTGCCTGTTGTCAATGCGAATGTCTGCGTTGAAAATGTGCCTGCCATCTTTTTTATGGCTGTGATTATCGACCTGTCGTGTTGTTCATTCATTATACTGTCATTAAATAATCCAAAATTATTTCCTGTCTATGCCCTGCAACCCCACCTGTGTAATTCACGCCCTTTACTTTGTATTTTCCGTTACGCTCCGGCAATATTGGATCTTTTATGATTACATTATCGCCCTGCTTAACGTATGGAATGCCAAACGTTGTAAACTTACCTTTGAATCCAGTGTAAAAGTATTTTTTTAATCCGTCAACACCTTTTTGAAATAAAATATTAATGTCACTAATATTGGCAAATGTTAATGTTCTGCGTTCGCCTTCATTGTTTGCAGGAAAATCAACTCCTTTCGATTTTTTGATGTAATCCCAATCGTTTTTTGCTTTGTTCCAATATACCAACAATTCGATTTTTTCTTTCTTTGTCTTTTGTGCGCCATCCTTTGTTGTGCCTCCCAAATCCTCGAATTGCGACACGACAATTGCACTCAACACAATATCATCCTTTCGCTTGTACATCAAATCATCATCAATAATATTTTGTTGAAATACAAATGTATTTTCAACCGCATCTGATGGAATATAAACAAACGATCCAACACGCAGCTCGTTACCTCTGAAATATGCCTCTAAATTTGCATCCTTTCTGAAACGCTCTAACAATTGTGCAATTGTTTCATTTGTGATTACAATCGGGCCGATGGTTGTTTGCGTTAATTTATTGACCTTGAATTGCGGATAATCTTTCAATAAATCTGCAATCAAATTCTCAACGCTTCCGTTCCATGTCTGCGACTTTGCAGGGATTTGTTTCAATAGCCACATGTTATCCTCGCACTTAATTTCAATCGGCTTTTTTGATGCAACCTCTGTGATATATCCATTGAATATTTTTGCCGATTCTAACACCTCATTTGATCCCTTATAATATCTGTAACCCATCTCAATTGAAATGCTGTCACCTTTTTTGAATATTGGATTTTCGCTGTCAAATCCACCAATGTTTTTGTTCGTTCCTGCAAGCGAAACCAACTTATTATTTTTATCTCTGTAATATAAATTTTTCGGGAGTGTAACTTTGCCCTGATTGGTAAGATCAACCCATGTGTCAGATGCCTCAAATGCGTTGCAAAAATCAAACGTTAATTTTTGCGACCTGCCTGTGCCGTTCTGCTGAATGACAATATTTGTGTATGTTCTATACATTTATTGAATTTTTAACTCAACTGGCAAATCAGAAATGCAATGAATTGAAAATTGTTGGAATGAATATCCGCCAATTGTCTGCGGAATGCTGATGCTTTCAACAACAACATTTGTAATTCCTAAATTTTGTAAATATCCGCAAACAACACCCTTTGACACTGGCGATTGCGCCCACTTGTACAACGCTGCAACATCCGATTTTGGGTAAACGCCATTCGTGCCACAAATCACTCCATTGAATGTGATCTTTGCGTCATCCTGCCCAATGTACTCTTTTACTGTTCCGTTCCTGCCTTGTATTGGTGTCTTTACAATATTCATTGCAAACTCAACCGTACAAATTACCGCCTCGAAATATATCGTTGGAATTTCAACCTGTTTGCCTGTGATATTGTCTGTGTATGTGTCCGTTGTATTTGGATTGCCTGATGGCCCGGTTAACACTATGTCCACAAATGTTGGAATGCCACCCATGCCCGACATTTTCGCTGGCCTTGTTTCATCCTTTTGAATATAATTTGCCTGCACTGTGTCGGTCTTATAAGGATTTGCCGATACTGGCTGCACATTCAATTTGGAAATTCCTGCCTGATATTTATTTGAATTGCGACTATCTTGCACTTTTACATTCTGCAAATTGAACGCCTTAATCAGCGAATTTGTGACATTGATGTCTTTATTTATGATAAAATCTGCCATCTTAAATTCCTGCGGTTATTTGTGAATCATTTAATGCTGACAATAATGTTTCTGCAACCATTTCACGCACTTTGCCTGTGCCTTCTGTCATGTTGGTTGTTTGTATTTTGAATTGCTCAATCAATTTGCCAATGCTGATATTTATTGTTGTTACTTTCGTTCCTGTTGCTTTTGCTGCTATATCTCTTGCAGGCTTTCCCGGTTTTTCTGGCTCATTAACTTTGCCTCCTGTTGTGTCCTCAATTGCGCCGGGTACATATCCCGGTTGTTCTGCTTTTTTTCTTTTTTCTTCTTCTGCTTTTCTTTCTTTTTCCCACAATTCTTTTTGATAATCAGCCATCACTTTTTGATGCCCTTGCTTATACGCTGTTGCCATCCTCATTCCTGCATCATTCATTGCTGTTGATGCTTTGTCATACCCTGCTTTTATTTCCGCAGGATTCAGTGTCATTATTCCATGAATAACACCCCAAACCCCTTTGAACACATCAGCGACAATCATTCCAAATTCTTTAATTGTGCTAATTACACCCATAATTGCCGCCCTAAATCCGACAAACCGCTCCCAACAATACGCAATAGCTCCAACAACCGCAGCAATTGCAATCGGTATGCCGAACGTCATCACGTTTTGCAATATAAATAATGCGCCAGACAATAATGTTGTTCCCAGTGTTGCCGCTGCTGTTGCAATTGTCGCTGTATTTGTCGCAACCCAATACACACCCCATGCCACTGTCGCAACGCCAATACCAATGGCCAACGCTTTTACAATATCCTGATTTTGTTTAAACCAACCCACCAATCCACGAATGCCATTTGCCAAATCTTTTACCAATCCTGCAATCACTGTCAAGGCCGGAGCTAATGCCTTTTGTAAATCAATTGCAGCCTCACCAACGGCCATTTTTACTGATGCCATACCTTTGTTGAATCCTGCCATTGGATCAGCTTCAAACGCCGCCTTTGCAGCTCCGCCAACTTTCTTTTCGGCTTCTGCTAACAATAACATTCTCGCCTCTGATTCTTTGCCGTCTTTTGCTAATTGCTGAACGTGCGCCGTAATTGCAGGATCTATTTTCAATACCATGCCCAACCTCCGCGCCATTTCAGGATTGTTCACCGCCTTTGCAAGCATGTTGCCTGCTTCGCCTAAACTCATTCCGAATTTAGTTGACATGTCCGCAGCTGTTTGTGTTATTCTCGCCATTTCCTTTTCACCAACACTGCCAACCAATGCCAACTGCGATTGCATTTGTAAAATCTCTGTACGACTATACAAAATTCCTTTCGCTGAATCGCCTGCGCCTTTCACTAATTTTTCA